TAGGAATTTAAAATAACTGTTGGTGAAATATGGCGAAAGTAGATATTGAAAATCAATCTATAACTAAAGTTGAAGATAAAAAGCTTAGTAAAGAGATAGATAAAGCTCTTGAAGAAGTTCTTCCTAATTATGAGGAAGTACAGAAAACTAAACAACTTTATTTAAACAATGATCCAATGGCTCAAGTAGTTAAGGATCGTTTTAAAGAGTCCGAGGATCAACGTAAAGAAATAGAGCAACGTTGGTTGAAAGACCTTCGTCAATATAGGGGCCAGTATGACCCAGATGTCCTTTCGCGTATTCACCCCAATCGCAGTAAGGCGTATATTCGTATTACGCGCACAAAAGTCAAGACGGTGGATAGCCGTTTGGTTGATCTTTTGTTTCCGGCTAATGGGGACCGCAATTGGAGTATTACTCCAACTCCTGTTCCTAGCCTTACTAGTGACCAAATGCTTTTAATACAACAACAATTACAGCAGTCTGGTGTTCAACAGATTACACAAGACATGTTTGATTTAGCTGTTAAGCAGGTTGCTGAAGATAAAGCTAAGAAAATGGGCACAGTTATACATGACGAATTAGAAGAAATGGGTTATCGCTCACAACTGAGGTCCGTTATTCATAGTGGTAATCTTTATGGTACTGGTATTTTAAAAGGTCCTATGATAACACTTACAAAAGGTAAGCAGTATCAGCAGATTACAGATGAATCTGGGACTCAAACTTGGAAAATGATTACAGAAGATAAGCTTCTTCCATATATTGAAGCCGTTCCAGTTTGGGATTTTTACCCGGATATGTCAGCATCTAACATACGTGATGCTAGATATTGTATTCAACGCCATAAGATGACTAAAAAGCAACTACTTGATTTAGCTAAACGTTCTGACTTTCTTGGCGATAAGATAAAAAAGTATATTGAAGACCATCTTGAGGGTGATTGGGAAGATAAATTTCATAACACACAGCTTCGCGAAATAGGTGATCGTTCTTACTCTCCTAATTTTAATACTAAAACAGGTGGTCGTAAGTACGAAGTACTTGAATATTGGGGTTATATTGATGCTAAAGAGCTAGAAGAAATGGGAGCAACTATCCCGGATAATTATAAAGGGGATATTGAAGTTGCTGCTAACGTGTGGGTTATTGGTAACTATGTTATAAAAGCCGCCGTCAGCCATTTAAATGAAGTTCAGTGGCCTTTCTATCTTTATTATTATGATAAAGATGAGACTAGTATCTTTGGTGAAGGTATTCCTTCAATACTTAGAGATGTGCAAGAGTTAATAAATAGTGCTTTCCGCGCTATGCTAGATAATGCGGCTATTTCTGCTGGCCCTCAGTTTGAAGTTAACTTGGATTTATTATCAGAAGATGAAGATCCTACTGATATACATCCATTTAAGGTGTGGTTACGCACAGGAGAGGGGTTAGATGCTTCACAAGAAGCTGTGAAAGTTAAACAAGTTCCGTCACATACGGCTGAATTTCTTAGCATGTGCCAAGCTTTTGAGTCATATGCTGATGAAGTCACCACTATACCTAAGTATATGTGGGGTGAGGCTACACCCGGCATTGCCAGAACTTCTTCTGGGTTATCAATGCTCATGGGTAGCGCTAATATTACTATAAAAGACCAGGTTAAAAACTTCGATGATGGTATTACTTCGCCGTTTATTTCGGCTATGTACCATTGGAACATGAAGTTTAACGACGATGACTCCATCAAAGGGGATTATAATATTCGCGCTGAAGGTATGTCCTCACTTATTGCAAAAGAAGTATATAGTCAATCATTAATGCAGTTTGCCCAGATAACAAATAATCCTGTTGATTTGCCAATGGTTAAGCGTTCAACAATTCTTCGTAAAATTGCTGAGGCGCTTGAGCTTGGTGACCAGAATTTAGTTATGACTGAGCAGGAGATTACAGCTAATCAGCAAAAACAAGCACAACAACAGCAGCAAGAACGAGACTTTATGTTAAAAGTTACTGAAGTTGCTCGCCAATATGGCATTTCTCCAACAGATATGGTGGAGCAAATGAGAATGGCGTTTGCTGATCGTCAACAAATGCTTGGTCAGGCAGGTGTGTAATAATGATTAAGAATTTTTTTACGCAGCCTGATGAATTAAATTCAACAAAGCGTAAGAAGCTCGCCCGTTCTATAGGAGTGGCAGCTTCAAGTGATTTGGGTGTACAATTAAAAGAATACTTGTATTTAACTTTAGAATCTAAAATTAATTTATTGTTGAGTGCAAGTGGCGAAGAAGCGATTGCTCTTCGTGGCGAGCTTAAAAATATCAAACATTTGATTTCTGTTCTAGAAAAGGGTGATACCCCGCTAGCGGACAGTATTTAAGCACCTACGATAAGGACAGTTGCGAAAGCAAACCCTTATAGGAGAACATATAGTTTATGACTGAAGAACAAAAAGAACTTACCTACGATGACGCCTTCGACGAAGCTATAGATTTTTTACGTAGCGATGAAGATGATCAGGATACTGCTGGTCAAAAGTCGGAAGATACGGACACCGTAGTCAACGATGAAAAAGAAGATGGCGCAGATGAACAAAAGGATACTTCTACTGAAGACGCTACTGAAGAGGATGGTACCAAATCTGAAGTAGATAAAATTAAAGAGTTAGAAGCCCTGTTGGAAAAATCTGAGCAGCGTTTTAGATCATTTGAAGGTCGGATTAAGAAAGAGCTTGAAGCTCGTAAAGAGGAAGAGCTCACTAGACAACAACAGTTCCTTAACGCGTTGAAACCTCAGAAAGAAGAAAATAAGGATGAACTTCCTAAGCATCTTCAAGATCTATATAATGATCTACCTGAGGTCGCTTCGGCTGTTGAAGAGCTGGTAAAGCGTAGAACTAAAGAGCTTGAAGAAGCTATTACGAAGCGCTTTAAAGAAAAGCTTGATCCGTTTATTGATAACGTTACACGGCAACAAATTAGCATGCAGTATAATCAGATTAAAGCTGCACATCCAGATGTGGATGATGTGCGTGAGTCTGGTAAATTGGAGAAGTGGATTGAAACGCTTCCTCCAGTTTTTCAACCGTCTGCTATTTATGTGATTAATCACGGTACTGCCGCTGAGGTTATCTCGTTGCTTGATCAGTATAAAGCCTCAATAAAACAAAATACAAATAAAGAAAATACTACAAATACTGATAAACCGACGAAGAAAACAAATATTGAAGAAATTAAAGCTGGCCTTAGTGTTCCTTCTGGAGCGTCTAAAGATCCTAAAACAACTGAAAAGAAGTCTGCTATGGATGACTTTGATGCTGGTTGGATGGCCGCGTTAAATTCTGAAAAGAAATAATCGTTGGCTAAGGTTTTAATGGAGAAAGGAAATGTCTGAGATTCTTACTACAACTTCTAACATTAGCAACCGCACGGCTGCTTTTGCTATGGCTAAGCTGCTGATGCGCGCTCTGCCACTGCTGGTGTTTGAGAAGTTCGGCCAGACCTTCCCGCTGCCTACGAATTCGACTAAGATCGCTAAGTTCCGTCGTTTCGAGGCGCTGGATTCTACGCCGAATGAGCTCAACGAGGGTGTTACACCTACAGCCAAGCAGCTTTCTGTGACTGATGTCACTGCCACTCTGCGCCAGTATGGTGACCTCGTGATCATCACGGATGTCGTGAATGACACCAACGAGGACCCCGTTCTGTCGCAGGCTGTGGAGGTGCTCGGTGAGCAGGCTGCCCAGATGCTGGAGAAGGTTCGCTTTGGTATCCTGAAGGCTGGTACAAACGTGTACTATGCTAATGGCACCGCGCGTTCCGATGTTAACACTGCTTTTGACCTGGACCTGCAGCGCAAGGTGCTTCGTGCCCTGAAGCGTCAGAACGCTCGCCCGATCACTTCGATTGTGCGTTCTACTGCCGCTTTTAACACGGAGAACATTGCCCCGTCTTTCGTGGCTATTTGCCACCCGGACGTTGAGGCTGATCTGCGTGATTGCGCAGGTTTTGTGAGCGTTGAGAATTACGGTACCTTTACCCCGTTTGAGGGTGAGATCGGTTCTCTTGAGGGTGTGCGCTACATCGCGTCCACAATCATTGAGCCTTGGGAAGATGCTGGTGCTACCGCTGGTTCCACCGTGCTGTCAACCTCTGGCACAAACGCTGACGTGTACCCGATTCTGTACATCGCTAAGGATGCTTACGGTATCGTGCCGCTGAAGGGCAAGGCTGCCCTGACCCCCACAGTGCTGAATCCTGGTGTCGCTTCTAAGAGCGATCCGCTGGGTCAGCGTGGTTACGTGGGTTGGAAGGCCATGCAGACTTGCGTGATCCTGAACCAGGCGTTCATGGTTCGCGCCGAAGTGGCTGTGTCCGCTCTGTAACAGTTTAGATTAAATGTGAGAGGGGCGGGGTAAAACTCGCCCCACTTATAAAGGCGGTGTGTATGTTTAAATGGTTAGTTAATAAGATAAAAAAAAATACAAAAAAGAACAGCATTATATTATGCTAAAAAATACTTAGACGCTACGGCTACTGGTTTTTTTGTTAAAAATAATGGAAAGTTGCCAGAAGAGTATAATAAATATTTTGAAGAAGCTGCTGAGACATATAATAAAATATATGATATACAAAAGGATCTTAGTAACCTTAGTAAAAATTTAGAGGCTCTTGCTGGGCAATTAAATTATATATTAGCCTTTAGATTATAAGAGGATTAATATGAGTGAAATAAAAGAAACAGTTAAAGACCTTGAAAAGGTTGTTGATACTAAAGAGAAGCTGAAGGAACTTAGTCCTTATAAGTTCTATAACAATATGAAAGATGCTGATCTTATGGACGAACTTTTCAAGCGTGGTATTGATATACCTGTTGATGAGCATAACAAGCTTGTGCGACCTATTGCGATTAAAAAAGTTATTAAGTGGGATGACGCTGCTCGTCCGCTTAATTCTTATCGCAAAATGAAAGTCATCTTCCACCGCTCTGGCCGTGAAGGTGAAGCACCTTATGTGTTCCTGTCGCTTAACGGCGTGGCCTACCAGATTCCGTATGAGAAAGAGGTAGAGCTCCCGGAGCCTGTTATTCGTGGTTGTGCTGATAACGCGGTTACAACTGAGTATGAGTTTACAGGTATTAACGACAAAGGTTCTGCTACATATAACGAACGTGTTGTTCGTGCTTGTCCTTATACATTTCTTGGGTATGTTGAGGATTAATAATAAGGGCCTCTTCGGAGGCCCTTTATTAAAATGAGGATAATATGACTGTTAAAGATATAATGGATCGCGTGTCAATGCTTTATAATGACGCAGGTTATGATCGCGTTCCACAAGAAACTTATTTAAAATTTTTAGATGACACTCTATCTCAGTTAGTGCTGTCTCGTCCTGACAGTCATGTTATGACAGATATTGTGTTGTTAGATAGTGATACCCGGCAAGAATTACCTAAAAATGCTCAAACATTGATCTGTATTTATCGTAATATGGGTAATGATGGTATCACTAAGGGGGCTCCTGTATGGCAGGTTAATCGTAAAGACCTAGATTATTTTTCTGATTGGCATGCTGACACAGGCCCTGCTCCTACAGCTATTACAGAATATGCTTATGATCCTAAGTCGCCGCGTATTTTCTGGGTTAGCCCGAGTCCTCAACCCGGTACGAATATTTATGTTGAGATGGATTATAGCATACCATTTGATAAATATTCAGATTTAGATTGGAATGACGCTATTCAGGAAGTTATTCCTGTTGATGATGTGTTTATTAATCCAATTTGTAACTATATGTTGTTCTTATTATATAGCACAGATGCTGCTTCTAAGAATGACAAAATAACTGCAGATCAGTATCGCCGAGCTTTTTATGCTGATTTAGGACTGGAACAAAAAGCTATGTTAGTGTCTATGCCATTCCCCGGCAATACGCCAATATTTATGTCACCAAAGGAGCCTACTGCTAATGGCTAGTATATCTGATTTTTATCCGTATGTTATGCCAGCAGTGCAGGGGTGTCCAACCGGCATTGTAAACATGGCTATAAAAAATGCTATTGTTGACTTTTGTGATAAGACATTAATGTGGCGATATACATTTGCACCAATGGATATTGTAGATGGTCAGTCGTCATACGAGTTTACTTCACCAGATGATGCTGCAATATCTAAACCTTTGTATGTATCTGTTAATGGTAATCAACTATATGGTACTAATGAAGATGATTTAGACATTCTATATTCTGGGTGGAGAGAAGCTACATCAAATAGTCCTGTAATGTATTATATGGATTATAATAGTAATTTAATTTTAGTGCCCACGCCTTCTGAAAATCAGGATGGTAGTTTAATTCTTCAAGTTGCTTTACGCCCGTCATTTGATGCCGTAGAATTTGAAGATTGGTTGTTAGAAGATTGGGGTGAAGTTATAGGACATGGCGCTCTTATGAGACTACACGCTATGCCAGGAAAGGTTTGGGCTGATACTAATACTGTTCAATATCATCGTGCTAAATTCCGTGAGGGAGTTAGCCGTGCTAAAAGTCGTACAATGAAATCTTTTGGGCGGCAAACAAAATCTGTGCAGCCCCGTCAATTTTGGGAGTAATTTATAAATGAATATTAAATTTGCTAATAATGCTACAACTTATCTAGCCGCAGATATAGATAGTGATGACACTACTCTCTCAGTGTATACTGGCGGCGGGGCTTTATTTCCTAC